AAAATCACGGTAATGATGTTTTTGAAATCTCTCAGTTTGGTGAAAAGATGGGAATAAACGATCAGGGAGAAGTCGTAACCGCCAGCGACTCTCCACTGTTCGTATATTTCGAATGGTCACTAAATGACGAAGGTATGTTTGATGTCTTCGCTAGTGTAGTAAATGAAGACGAACTGAACGAAATCATGGCCGACTTTGATTCAGAAGTGGAAGATGATGAGACAGACCTTACGGAAGAGCGTTCTATGGGTGGTGTATCCAAGATGCTCTACAAGTTAGTCAATAAGATGAAATCTGAAAAGCAATCAAATGATGTTGATGATTATATTGAGCATGAAAAGCAGGGTAAGACATTCACTCAGATGTGTGAAGAACCTATGCCTAATCTCAAGAAGAAGATGGGTGCAAAGAAGGTAACACTTTCTAATATGATGAAGAAAGAAGAAAATGAACCATTTGTTCCTCCTTTTGTTCAGAAAGGAAAAGAAAAAGTTAATCCTGACCGCCGCGCTTCAACAATTTCAGCTAAGGCTAAGAAACAAACTAAGAAAATGATTCGTAAAAAGAAATAATGATTGAAGACTTAAATGATGAGAACTTCATGATATATGCCATGAAGTGCTATGATTCTCCTAATTGTATAATGAGTGAATTTGAGGAAGACTTAAAGCGTATTAAGTATATAAAGAGACTTATCAAGAGGTATAAAACGACTGGAGAACTAAAAGAGAGGTTGATACTAAATCACATTATCATCCTCTCTAATGTTTTTGGAACTAGAAATGCTGTTAGAATGTTGTTCTTTAAACTGGATGAACAAGACTATCAGATACTAAAAACATTCTTGATGTTTCTTGATTATATGCCAGACTATATTACAGGCGTCAGAGGTAAAGACATTTGGACAAGAAACATCTCAGTTGACTTGTTTGTTGGAAAGAGACTAAGAGATATATAGGTATTCATATCATAGCGGACATAGCCAATATAATGCTTTGTCAAGAGGTTGTCAAGAGAATAATGAAGTTAGTTAGAAAAAAGATTAAAGAGAATTTAGGCGGAGCAGGGACATCTGGTTATGGTGGAATGTCTGTTCCTTTTTCTGCTATGGGTCAAGAGATTGATGCAAAGAGAAACAAGAAACCTATTCCGCTTGGCAAGACTATGGGTTCTTATGTAGATGAAGATGCTCCTGTGAATGCTGCTGGTGGTGGCAATATTGCTGGAATCGGTGTCGGTCCACAAGGCGAACCAGGTCGTCCAGCACAACTCATGCCAATGGCACGCCGCGGCAAGAAGTTCATGGGTATTGAAACTTACATAGTTCCTTCCAGAGTTTTCAATCAAATCAGAGAAGCAAAGCGCAAGGGTAAACACTGGCGCAAATACTTGGATGAAGATGACACGTATCATCACATTCGTATGGAAGCAAAGAAGAATAAAAAGGGTGCTATTATTATAGAAGACGAAAACACAGGCGCACTGTGTTTCGCAAGATATGGGAAAAACGTATGACAACTTGGCCATTACAACGCGAATGTGATTCTTTCTATGGAAATCCACGCGGTAAGAATATAACGACACCATCTGTGAAGTGGGAATCGGAATATCTTGTATATTTCACTCCACCATTTCGCATCACATATGCTGGCAAGCCAGTATCTCGCTTCAAGGTAAACAAGAATTGTCTTGTCGGTTTTCAAGAAGCATTCAACAATCTATATAACGCGGCTGGCGGCAAACAGGCTACACTAGACCATTGGGGCGTCTCTATCTTCGGCGGCGTATATAACTATCGCTTGATGAGAGGCGGCACAAGTCTATCGATGCACTCATGGGGATGTGCTATTGACTTGGATCCAGCAAACAACGGACTTGGTGATCAAACACCTCGCTTCGCACAGTTTCCGGAAGTGCTGGATGCATGGAAGAAAACTGGTGCATTATGGGGTGGTGATTGGAACGGAAATAATAACACACTAGATGAACGCCGTTGCGACGGTATGCACTGGCAGTTTGCGAGACTTGGATGAAAGAAGAATCGTGGATCAAACAATACTGGCGACCAGCAATTGCTTGGCAATATTTTGCTGTCTGTATGTTTGATTTCATCATTTTTCCATTCTTTGATTTCGGTCTGAGTTATTATTTGAAAATTGACAATAACTGGGATCCAATTACTTTAAAAGACGGCGGCTTCTATCATCTAGCAATGGCCGCAATTATCGGTGTGAGCGCATGGACGCGCGGACAAGAGAAAATTGAAAAGTTAGTTGTAGAGAATAACGCAACAACTAAGGAAGAAGGAAAGTAAAATATGTTTTTAGCATTGTTATCACCACTTTTTGGTATTGTTGGAAGTCTATTGCCTTCCATTGTAAGAATATTTGAGCGTAAGCAGGAGATAAAGTATGAACTTGAACTCACTAAGGTTAAGTTGGATGCAGCCGAGCGCCAGGCAAACCTCGATTTCAATATTGAGATGGTTAGGGCTGACAGTCAGCTTCGACAATCTGCTCTTGATCATGATAAGTCTATTGATGGTGGAAAGTTTATTAACGCACTCCGCGCTTCTGTACGCCCTGTTATAACTTACACATTCTTTACTGTATTCATAGCAGTAAAAATGGCAGCAGCATATGTCATGTTGACCACAGGACAATCTGTACCAGAAATGTTGAAGGCTGTTTGGGATGCAGAGACTATGGCTCTGTTTTCAACAATCATTGCATTCTGGTTTGGTAGTCGTGTGATGGAAAAGCAAGGTCAAGTGCCACAGGTTATGGTTACTGCGACAACAGTTTCACCAACAAACAAGAAGAAATAAATATACGAACAAGGTCAATCGTCGTGGATACAGAACAAGAAAACCGAATTGAGATAGAACTACTCAAGAAAGACGTTACAACAATGGCAGCATTGTTGAATAAATTTGACACGACGATTGACAAGATGCAGGAGATTGCATCAAGTCTTTCACGTATGGTATCTTTGCAAGAGCAGAGGATTGAAACACAAGAACGAATCACTCATGAAGTGCAGGGCATACTGGAAATGCGTAGACAGGAACAGCAGAATAACATAAAAGACGTTTACAATCGAATCAATACAGTCAACAAAGAATTGACGGACAAGATTGAAGATACCGAAAATAAAATCCTTGAAGAATTAAAGAAGATTAGAGAAGACTTGACTAAGAAGGACGAAGGATTTGGAACTCGTCTTGGCCAAATTGAAACATGGAAATACGGAATCGCCGCTATCATCACATTCTTTCTTTTCTTGATAGCCAACAACGCAATCAACATTACCAAACTGTTTGACTAAGGACAACTACAATGGATATCAGAGAAAACTTCTACAGCAAACTACAGCAAGTTCGTGAAGAAGAGCAATTAGATGAGGTGACTAGACGCGGAGTTTTAGGTGCCGCGCTTGGCATGGTCGCAAAACCTTTCATGCCTTCAAGTGTTCAAGGAGCAATAGAAAAAATTCCAGTTCCAAAAGCTTTTAAACCAGATGAAACACCAACCTCTAAATGGGATGTTACAGGACAAATTAATAATGCAGCTAAAAATATTGCTTCTGCCGGAGAAGATAAATTTCATGACAATGTTACAAAACCGGCCGTTGCTGGAGCTGCAATTGGAGCAGCAGCTCCGAGTATATTAAAAGGAATAGTAAACCGTGGTATAAAAGGCGCTAGAAAATTAGCAAGAGCAGTAGGAAATAAATTACCAAAAAGATATGATCCGGCCGCGCCTGGAGCAGAGCAACCTAAAGAACCAAAGGGCGGTTGGTATCCAACTGTTAGTGAAAACTTCTACAGCAAACTACAACAAGTTCGTGAAGATTATGATCCGAATGATGCTGAAATGGCCAGAACATTTCGGAATCAAGCAAAAGGACACTTAAACTTTGCAGCAAATTCTGGTGATTCTTCTAGAAAAACTAAAAAAAGAAGAATGAGAGATGCTGTCCAAGAATATGAATTAAGTCAAAAGTATGCTAAGAGAGCCGTAACTGGAATGGATGAACCATCTAAGAAGTAATCGTTGACTTTCTAAATCTATCTGTTATAATGCCATCTAAGTATCATTAGGTGGCATTATGTCTTTATTCATCGACAAGAAGTTCGTTTCCTTAGTTTCTCCTAAACTGGAACGTTTCAAGCAAAAATCAGAATACTTGTGGAATTGTCGCTGCAAAATCTGTGGCGATTCCAGCAAGAACAAAATCAAGGCTCGCGGCTATTTCTATCGTCGCAAGTCGGACATATTCTATATTTGCCACAATTGCGGAACAAGTCTGTCTCTTGGCAACTTCATCAAGATTATTGATCCGTCTCTGTATCGTGAGTATCAACTGGAAAGATACAAGAACGAATCGTCTGGCAATGTTGCAAAGCCTGACTTTTCCATGGCCCGTGAAAAGCCAACATTCTCAACTAAGATAAATCTGCCAGCAATATCTTCCTTGTCTGACAACCATCCTGCTAGAGTTTATCTAACAAACAGAAAGATTCCTGCTGATAGGCTGAACGATATATACTATGCTGAAAACTTTGCAGACTTTGTGCAAGAAATTCATCCTGATTATGATAAGTCTGTTTATAAAGAACAGCGCATCATTTTCCCATTCTATGACCAGAACAAGAACTTGCTCGGCTTTCAAGGTCGCGCAATTGGTGATAGCAAGATAAAGTATATCACCATAAAGTTGAGTGATGACAATCTAAAGGTGTTTGGTCTAGACCGAGTCGATTTCAACAAGAGAGTATATGTTGTAGAAGGTCCGATTGATAGTCTATTCTTGCAAAATTCACTTGCAACTATGGATGCATCCTTGTATAATATATCTCTTTTGCTCGGCAATCATGACTATGTGTTCATTCATGATAATGAACCGCGCAATGCTGCTATTGTGAAGCACATGGAGAAGACAATTAGTCACGGTAAAAATATTTTTATTT